AGTCTCAGAAGTAAGCTGTTGAAACATTAAGGTCACATCAGAACAGTCACTTGGAATGTTAGCTACTACTTTATAGTCATTACCTGTCTTATTAGTATCGTCATCTGCTGCATCTAGTGTGGTCAATACATCAGTCAAAATGCCAGTAACAAACCTGTCACCGCTTGTCAGGTTTACATCTTCAGAAATTTGAATTGTCCAAGTAGCTCCTCCATCTACCGCACTGGTTACGTGAGCTTCAGTTACTTGAGTTGTACCTCCAGTTTCACCTACCCAAATTTTATCTCCAACCGAGATGGTCTTTCCTGCATCATCTGATAAGGTAATGTTAGATCCTGCAGAAATTGCACCGGAAGATGTAGTTGTAGTATTGAAACCGTTAGTTTGGTCCCAGAGCCAGATCATGTAGTCAGCATTTGCTGAATCTCCACTAGTATCGGCAGTACGGTACTTGAATTGGAGTACTATGTCTTCACCTCGGATGTATCTTGGAATAGCTTTACTAATACCCCAAGCATCGTACTGACTACTAGCTGCTGAAGCAAACTTAAATACCTTATGGTCATCGTCATTTGATAATAAAGCTTCTGAACCAGTTGTGGGAATTGAGAATGTTCCTGCTAGTGTATCTGAACCTTCAAAGTCGGGTAAGACATCGTCAATAGATTTTAATGAAAAGTCGGATGCCTGACTATCGTTTGCCTTAATTAGGTGGATTGTATCCGCATCTCCTGCCCCTCCTCCAATAGCAGACCAAGCTCCATCCTTATACTGCCACAATCCCTTATTTCTAACGGAACCATCAGCAAATTGAACTTGACCTTCCGTAGCCGTAGGATCGGCACTTTGAGGATCTAGTTTTATACCTTCTTTAAAAGTTTTTACACTCATTTATTTTTCCTATTTTTCTTAAATATGGTTAAATACGTTGTGTTCATATAAAATATACAATATTCCTAAAAATAAAGCAAATATATTTATGTACACTTGTATTTTAAATTTTTTATTTATTTTTTTGTCTAATTCTAAATTTTTTAATTCTAAGTCTAAACAAGTTTTAATTAATTTTTCTTTTTCAATGTCTATATTTTTGTATAACTCTATTTTAAAATCTTGCAAAAGTAGTTTTAAATGTTTAAAATGATAAGTTTTAAGTTCTTGTTTAAATTCTTCTAATTTTTTATAATAGTCTAAATTTAAAGATTTATGTTTTTGTGAAACATTTATTGGGTATGATTTTAAATCAGGTAATTCTTTATTTAATACCTTTATTTGATTATTATCTTTATACCATCTAGCAGGACTTACTCCTTGAGGTATTTTAGGATTAATTAAAATTTCGCCTTCAGTTTCTAACATTTTAATATTGCTTGGATTTATAAAAACCCTTGGCAAATATCCTTTTTTAAATAATACTACTGTTGTTTTTTTAGATTTCATACTATACGGTTGCCGGAATTAGATTTGCGTTTATTAATATTTTTTCAATTGCTTCTTTCATTGACGCACTAACTGTTGTATTAGATTGTAAGTAATCCCAAACAGCTTCAGCTACTTCTTGTTGATCTAAATCATTTAATGCACTAATTGCGGCTAAAATAGCTGTTTCAGTAGCGTCTAGTTCTGCTTTTGTTGGTGCATCGTAGTCATTTAAAGCTGTATCCACTTCGGCATTAACTTCGGCAGGACTAATATCGTTTAGTGCTGAAATTTGTGCAGGAATAGTTGTTGAAGTATCAACTAAAATTGCATCAACATTGGCATCAATTGTATCAACGCTTGATTGTGTAGCAAGAGCACTTACGTCTGCTTTGAAAGCGTCTTCATTTGTTCCGTTTGTAAACTCTGTGTAAACCTCTGCCGCAGTGATATCATTTAGGTTAGATATATCAGTTTGAATTTGAGTTATGCCTGCATTGTCGGGCGCAATAGTATTTGCACCGTCAGTCCCACGCATATCTGTATTCGTTGTCGTTGTTGCAACTAGTGTCACATTAGCAACTGTATCAGTAGCCGGGTTAAAATCATTTAATGCTGCAATGTCTGCCTGTGTATCGTTATGCTCACCAACTAAAATCGCTTGTCTTGAGTCAGCTTGTGCCTTTGTTTCAATAAGATCAATTTTAGTTTCATTAGCATCAATCTCGCTAATAATGTTTGTTTCACGACCAGAGGCTAGTGTTTCAGTTTCGAGATCGTTTACATTAATCTCGGTATTGTCTTTGACGTATAAAATTCCTGAACCATAAAACTTATTAGTTGTTTCAAAAGATATCAGATAAGCCCCATCTGAAACAGCCGCTAAAGAAAAGTTTGCGGTGTAATAAGCTCTTGACCCTACCTCTGTCATTGCCACATCAGAACCTAGTTGTGTACCATCAGGATTAAAAGCTTTAGCAACAAGAGTTAAGCCGCTATCCTTAAAAGGGTTAAGTTGTATATTTAATTCATTTGCCATTTAACATACCACCCATGTTTCTGTTCCTGTGTTTGAAATTACTCTTTTTCTAAAAATACCATCTGCATCTTCTCTAATTTCAGCAGCGATAGATTCAGGAGTTATTCCAAGAGATAAGGTTTCGTCATCGTCATTCACAATACTTGTCGTTGTAGTTCCGTTTTGTGATCTAATTGAAGGTGTTAGAGTCGGTGTACTATTTTGCACAATAACAGTGATCGGAACATCTGCAATAACAACACCTGCGTTTAATTGTCCAACTAAGGCTACAGCACCGTTTACTGTTTCATTTGCTACCATGCCTGCCGCAGGATGATATTGATCTTCCTGCGTTGTAACTGTTACGCCATTTCTGTTTAATGGAACTGTATAAGCTAAATCAAGCTCATCTGTAGTTGTGTTGTATTCATACACCTTAGCAGTACCCTCAAAAGGTGACGCAATTGCAACACCTGAACTTCCACCGTCACCAGTGTCTGCAATAAATAGCGGTTGAGCTACTACTTGAGTCATTGCACTAGTTGGCATAAGTGGAGATGCTTCAAGTCCTGCGGAGTCAGCACCAGAATAAGCAGAAATTAAACCTACGGCTTTTACTCTTGTTGCTCCATCTGGTTCGTAGTCTGGGTCACTTGCACCAGTTGCCCCATCAAAATCTACTGGTGATCCCGGGGAAACCGTAAAAGAACCGCTGGCATTATCTCTTACATAATAGTCTACTACTGTATTATTATATGGAGCACTTACAAAACCACTTCTAGGATATGTAATTCCATCATTTGTTAAAGGCATAATTAAACGAGAATCGTAAAACCTAAGATCACCCATTCTAGCATTGATTGCTGCCATGATATTGTTATTACTTTTTAAAATGTACTCTTGATTCCCATCCGTAAAAATTCTTTTATACTCCCACGGAGCTAGTGCAATATCTTCCTGCCCTTGAATAACCGTACCACTTCCATCGGTAAAAGTAACTAAAGATGCTATTGGTCCATTAACTACATGCACCCAACCTTGATTGGCGGTACTACTTCCGTATTCGTTGGAGTTTCTAAAAGCATATAAAAAAGTCTCTTTAAAACTTAACCCGTATGAAAGCAAAGGCATTGGCGACTCTTGATTGCCATTTAATTGCTCGGAAAAACCATAAAAACCTTGTGTTGACGTTATAATCGCCCCATTAGATAAACCAGTAAAACAAATAGGCTCACCCATGTTCATAAATTCACGATATAAAACATTTCCATTATTGTAATCGTCGCCACTTGCATAAACTTCAATTACATTGCCAGCACCAAGAGAGCACCCTTGCACTTTACCTGTATTTGTATATGCAACTGCTAAAACTGTTAAAGCTGTTTTACCGCCTCCTGCCAAAAGACTTTGTTCCAATCCTAGAACCGCACCAATTGCAATTTCTGTAGCAGCATCAGCATCAACACCTTGATTTATAATTCCGTACATAAAATACCTATGAATAAGCTACAGACGTCAATTGATCGCCTGTATAAGTTAAAGTTTTAGTTAAATCTATGCCTGTAGGTGTGTTACCTGAAAGTACAATGCTTGTTAATTTATCTCCTGTATAATTTAACGTCTTTGTAATTGTATTTGTACTTTGTGTGTAAACAATACTTGTTAGTGTAGTCCCTGTATAATTTAAAGCATAATTCCATGATTTAATATTTTTTGATACTGATTCAAAATATTCTGTTGAAGATGCGGTTGCTGTCAAATTAATTGTGTCTGTAGTAGAATCTCCTGCTACTAATATAGACCCGTCTGAAGAAGTTATATTTAAAATAGAATTAGTTGAATCAGATACGGGGGCTGTTCCTGTATCGGGCTGTATTAAGTTAAATCCGGCTCTACTAGCAGTAGCAGAGCCTTTAAAAAAACCCGAGACACCTACCTGTCCTGAGCTTCCCGAGGGAGTTGTAAAATTAAATCTAATATAGTCATAACTACCTATATCAAATTCTTCACTATCTCCATCTGCAACTAATGTACCTAAATTTTCCCAAGTTTCAGAATGTTTGATTTTAGCTTCAATAGTTAATATTCCTGAAGAAGTAAAATCAGTAACTACTCTTAGAATATTTTCTCCAAAAACTTCATATTGAGGTAATCCAATTACTCCACTAGCGGAAGAAGCATGTTGTATTTTTGTAAAAAACTTATCTTTATGAAATTTATTTAATGTTACCATAATTCTCCAAAATAGCGAGCAGTTTCAGTACATGCTCAGGTACAGAGGCAGGAGGCGAGCCTCTTTCGCTTACTTAATTAATTATTAGTATCTGTCGGCAGTTTTAGATCCAACGATTCTAATGTGAACAATAGCGTCTTTAGCAGTTGTACCGTCAGTAGCATCAAATGATAGTACCTGAACAGAAGTAGAAGTAATTGTTCCTACTTGGGCAATACAGTCTGCAGTTCCAACTGAAAGTTGAACACAAATGTCTTGAAGTGCTTCTGGAAGAGTAATAAGCTTGTCTCCTGTTCCAGTGTCTGCCATTGAAAGTTGAAGTGAGTCAAGTCCAGAAAGGGAAGTACCGTCAGCACTACCTATTACATTGTACTCAACGCAAGCTCTTTGTCTTACTTTAATTGATCTTGTTACTTTTGCCATGTGATTCTCCTATGACCCTCGGGAGGGGATTGGTTTATACGGTTTTATACCGCTTATATTGATCTTCCGTTATTTGGTTAGTACGGAATTTATATTCTAAATGGTAAGTGAGATGTTCTTCTACTGACACATTATCGCAATCTATTTCAAACATCTCATTAATCGCTTTGTGTTCTTTTATATGGTCGTCGTATTTACAATAAGCCATAATTTCATCTAAAAATAATTTCTTATTCATAATAAAGGAGAGCCGGAGCCGTTAAGCTCCGACCCTTATTAATTAAACGGCAAGACCGCTCAAGTATCCTTGGAAGTGAGGGTTAACAAACAATTGTCCGTATCCACCGTATCTAGCGTCATAAACGTCAGAAGAAGAGTTTCTAAGGAAAACAGTTCCGTCCTCATCAAACCACTCGAATCCACCCGGTCTAAGGTGCATTTCAATGTGGTTGTCGTTTAGGAAATAAACTTCGTCAGAATCAAGGAATCTTGACATAACTACTGGAATAACACCTTTAGGTGAAATGTACTCAATAGCAGAGAAAGATACTTGACCTTTGAATTTCTTGTCTCTAGCAGGAAGGTTGTATACCTTTTGGTCTTCTAGAAGGTTAAGAAATTTAATGTACTGGTGATGTCCCATAAGGATTAGGTTTGGAGCTTCACCACTCTGTCTGATCATGTTAATAACAACGTCATTCATAAGATCAGTTGAAAGAGCAGCTCCACCTGCAGCTTTTTGGTAAGCTTGCCATCTACGTCCAGAAGATACTCCGTAAAGTGATCCAGAAGAAGCAGAAATAGCGTCACCAATAGAAGTTAGCTCGTTGCCTTTAGATTGTTGCATGAAAAGGTAGTCAGCAGCAGCAAAAGGTCCAGATCCTGCAAGAGCAGCAAGTCTAGTAGAAGTACCAACAACTGAGATAGAACCAGTAGAGTAACCATTAACTACTGATTCAGAAATGTCCACAACTTCAAGTTCACTAGTTTCAGAGTTAACGTGAAGGATATCACCAACTTCGATAGCTTGGAATTCAGCAGGAAAGTAAGTAGAAGCGTTAGAGAAATTAATAACGTAAGGACAACCAGAACTTCCGGCACCTGTTACGTTAGAGTTAGAAGCGTTACCGCCAATAAGAGCACCGTTTCCGATAGTACCATCAGCAGACTTTCTAGTGATCATTCTTTCAAGGTTTCTGTTGAAAGCTTTAGTAGCCGTTTTAACAGGAAAAGAAGTCATTCTTACGAAAGAACCTTCGTCTTTTTTAGCAGCTTTCATAGTCTCTCTATCAACAGAAGCAGCAGCATACAATTTTTTAGAAGTAATAGTTGCAAGAGCTGTCTTTGACTCGTTAGCAGTTGGGAGTGAACCTGCAGAAACACCACCACCAATAGATTGAATAATAGGTCTGTCTACTTGTTTACCAACAAAAGTTTCCATTTTTTTAACACGACCAAAAAGGACGTTGTCTTGTGCAAATTGTTTTTCAATTAGCTTCCCGTACTTGATTTTCATCAAGTTTGTTTCATTGGAAGCTGTATAAGTCCATGAACTCATATATTATCTCCTTAAGATAAAAAATTTATTATTAAATTACAAAGTCTTCTAAATCATCCCAATCAGTTATTTCGTTACCTTCTTTATCCTTGATAGTATCGAATTGAGCATCCTTCTTTGGAGCACTTTTTACAGGTTTGCTTTTTTCAATCTTTTTAGCAATCTGTTGTTTTACCTCTTGCTGCTTAGGCTTTTCTACATACTCTTCTTGACTTCCTTTCAGTAAACTAAGAACATCTTCATCGGTGAAGTCGGGATTATTCTTAATTACAGATTGGACAGTGTCGTAAAGAATTGCGTTTTCCATTAGCTTTTCATCTACAGATCCGATCAGGTTCTCCGCTCTTTCCGCAATAATAAAATCACGTACGAGTTCCGGTGAATACTGACTCTTATCTTCTAGATGGGCTTTTATGTGTGCGCTTGCATCGTCCCAAGTTTGAGAGTCAATCATTTGAGCTTCCCTTAGTTCAGTCTCTTTAGACAGAAGTTCCGTATTGGCTTCCCTCTGTGTTAAAGAACTTTGTAAGGACTCTAATTGTTCTTTATTATAAGCAGCATCCTGCTGATTAAATTCCATATCAATTTGTTCTGGTGTCATGGCTGCATATCTTTGAAACTCTGGCATTAGCCCTTTCATAATATGCTGTTTAAATACATGAGGTGCCATTCCTCCAAATTCGGCAAAGTATGCCATAGCGTCCATTGGGTCTTGTTGCATTTTTTGAGAAAAGTTATTAATGTAGGCATTAACCTCATCTACTTCTCCTTGGAATGCTTTTCTTTCTCCATCCAATTCGCTAAATTTTTTATCCCAAGCTACTTGTCCTGCATAATTTTGCTTGAGATCCGCTAAAGAAACATCTACTTCTTCACCATTAACTTTAGCTTTAACAGTAAACTCACCTGATTCAATTAATTCTTCAAGTGACTTAGATTCTACATCTCCAGAAGCTTCAGATCCTTCAGCTTCGCTGCTATCCTCACTTGCCTCGCTGCTATCTTCGCTTTCACTTTCTTGACTTTCTTCTCCAACAGATTCAGCGAGATCTTCAAAAGACTCAATTCCGCTTTCAGCAGGAGCGTCTTCCACAACCTCTTCAGATTCTCCTTGAGCTTCGCTAGTACTTCCTTCATTTTCTATTTCTCCTGCCTCAGGCTCCGGTACTTCATAATTATCTGCATCCTCCCATGAGGCTAATCCCTCTGCAAATTCCATTGATACGTCTGAGTGTGATAGTGTTTCATTTACTTCGTTGTCCATTAAATGTGCCTCCATCTAATATTATTATTGTTGATTTTGTTGTTCTCTTGCTAAATCCTCAGAAGGTGTGCCCGGAATCATTCCAGTTACAGCATCTCCTCTATTTGCTTGTCCCTGAACCATGGCTTCTTGATGTTCTTTAGAAGCAGGAGCAGAGGCTTTTGCATGGTAAAATATAGGAAAGTTAACCAATGTAGCTAGTTTAGATTGAAAAAGAGGATTAGTTTTAGCTTTTTCTAACATGGCTTTTTCAGTAACAAGAATATGTTCTTTAAAAGCAGCTCTAACCTCTGGAGTAGCTTCTTCTTTAAACGATCTAGATTGCATACATCTAGCATGGCTATCCCAATGTTGAATATGGTCTTCCCATTCTTCTGGAAGTGCTACAGGCAATCCTTGCATAAGATCTTCGTTTTCTGAATCAGCAGCTTTAACAGCTTCACTAATTAATGTTTGCATTTTCTTTTCATTGGCAAATTCAAGTAACTCTTCCCAACGCTCTGCTTGTAGCATTTGAGGGTTTCTTTGCATTGCATCTAAAATACGTTGATATCTAGCAGACTTTGTTTCTGGTAAGCCAGTAGATAAGTCATACTTAACATCATAATTTTTATTTAAGTTAGCTACATCAAAATGCCTAATTAAATATTTATTATTTTCACCAACAATACGAACCATACGTCCGTCATTAATATCATACTTATCAGCAGCTACGGCTATTGACATTTGAGCTAATTCTCTAATCATAAATCCATGTTTAGCAATGTCTGTTGTAGCCCTTTCATTTTCTAGTTCATTTAAGAATTGTAGAGCAGATGCGGCTGTAATTCCTTTAGGAACTTCTCCTCTTGAGATTCCATGCGATCCATATACAGTTTGAGCTTTTTGCTTCAACCCTTCTACCCATCCATAAACTTCTGGAGGATTTGGTTGTGTCTGTACCATTTGAGGAGGTGTTGGACCCTGATACTGAACTACTGTATTATCATTACCTAATTGTTCAATTTTAACTGCTCCTCTAGGAACAATCCACTTGGCATGAGCCATTAGCCAGATATTTTTAGAAATTAATGTTTCCCCATTATTAATCATATTTTGGATAGGGATAATCATTTCCATTTTAGAAATACCATTTAGCACATCTGGTGCATCTAAATCAGTAAGTCTAATACAAGGAAAACCACCATGGGTAAACTTATGTGGTCCTCTTTGTAAAATACATTCATCAGTAAATTTTATATAGGCTCCATCATGTACTTCGCCTATTTTCTTATGCCAAAACTCATATACTACTGTATGTTCTTCGATAAACCTGTCTTGCAACTCTTCCATGTCGAAGGCACGTAAATCATCAGTAATATCAATCTTTCCCTTTTTTTCTGGATACTGTTTTTTAAGAACGTCTGTCGGAACCAGTTTGATCCTAAATAAATATTCTGATTCCTCATAACAAGGCTTTCTCTGTAGAAGCACTCTCCAAGGAACTTCGATTTCATAACATACATCTCCTGTTTTGACAGGCTTTTCCATATCGTGAATTTCGCCATCTGGAAGCTCAATTTGTTTAAGCCCCATATCTCTACCTTGGACGTATGCCGGATGTAGGTCTCCTTTACTAGAATCCCAATCTACAAAAGCATAAGTCTCGCCAAAGATACGAGCTGCTCTGTGCATTTTCTGTGAAAGATAATCAATGTTATTGACATACCACAAATGCTTAATTAGCATGTCTACAACTTTAGCTGCAGACTTATCTTCCCATTCGTCATTAGTTGGCAATACTTCTACGGCAGGTTTAAGTCTGTTCATTTGAGAGACTTTAGTTTCAACCAAGTCAAACAAGTGATTTACTACAACTTTTTTAATTCTATTTAATCTTCTACCGTTAAAATCAGAAGCACGATCCCACTTTCTTGTAGGTACGCCTCTGTAATGCAGCATATTTTCTCTTTGTTTTTGAGTTCTATTAGAGCCTTGTTCTAATAAGGCATCTTTGACTTGTTTAAGCCAAGACAGAACTTCCTCATCCTTTTTATCTGCAACTGAAGAGAATGGCTTAACCTCGGCAGAGGTTTTTGCATTAAGCTCATCAAAAGCATCGTAGAAATTTGCCATTTAATATATCCTAAAAGCTGTGAATCTTTTTATCGTCTTCGTCTGGTATAAACGCATCAAAGCCAGAAGCCTCTAAATCTTCTTTGTAAAGTTTATTCTGTTCTTCAATGGTTAGAGAGTCAGTCGCCCATGGCGCAGTGTTTTCCTCTTTTGTATTATTTTTAATTATTTCTTCCGGTGAAACGTACTGCATTGTATGGGTGCTTTTCTCCATAGCAATAACTTTAATTAATGCTACTGCCCCACATATTAAACCAATAGATGCGAGTGTCAAGCACAAAACTGATAAAAATATAAATAAAATTTGATTTCCTAGTAATTCCGACATGTTAAAACCCCCAATTCTCTGTCCAATCTTCTGATTGACTTTTCCATATATGTTCATCTTGTTCATACCGTCTAAAACGGTCTCTTAAGTCGTTATTTTTCTGCATTTTACGTTCTAAGACCTCCACCATGTCGTAATTTGCCGCTCCTAGTAGGTATCTGAAGCAATCTATAAGGTGATCATCTTTTTTCGGTATGTTACCCTTGTCATCTTTGGCATATTTTTCCATTTCAGTAATTAAATCCTCACATCTATCTGAAATTACTACAAGATCGTGAATAAGTAGGTCTTTTATAAGAGATAAGCCATGTTCTTTCTTATTTAAAAATTTTTGAGTAGGCATAAAGTAGACTCCATATTGTGCCATGGCTTCTGTAGCAAACCAAGCTGCTGCCTCATCTGTAACTTTGGTCCAATCGTCATGAACTGAAGACTTTGGGTAGAACTCCATCATCTTATCGTCCATTTTGGGATAGATCTTTCTAGTTGAAGTCATTTCTTGATTCTTTTCGTAGAGATTATCGAGGATATATAACTGTCTAGTATAGGGATGGATAGCGGCAAAGAGAGTAGCGAAACAGGTAGTAGAGCCGGGATCAGCAATGCAATACCAATCAAGCTTACTGATGTCACGCTTAATACTATCAATAATGTCTGTATGGGTTTGGACATGTCTCTCCCTCCTAAACATTGGAAAAATAGCCCGTTTACCGCCCGGCACAACTCTAGAATAATACTCTAACTCTACTACATCAAATTCACCACGTTCTTTTAACTGAGCAATCTCTTGGTCGATAATTTTCTTCTGTGCAGGTAGGTGGTTAATTGGATTATCGAATGTGGTCCTATCGGCTACATAACTATCTTTATTTTTTCTCATGTATTCTAGCACTTCATTGTACTGATCCATGTTCCTATTACCTGCTCTAGGCTTAGTACCAATAATAATTAGAGGTGCCGCCTTAGCTGCCCTGTTTGGTGCAAATTCTACATGCCATCTTGGATTAAAACCTTTAAACTCATCATATACCGCAATAGATGGAGTTAGCCCATTGGCTACCATATAGTTTTCAGAACCAATACATCTAATGTAAGAGCCGTTATTAAAGGAAAGTACCATCTTTTGATTACTAATTCCTTTAACATATTTTTTACTATCTTTTCCAAGGAAGTTTTGTAGTCTGTTATTTTCCCAGATAAGTTCTCTAGCGTGGGCACCTTCTGGAGCAACATAGTAACAAGCAGAGCCGGGATTTTCTAAAGCATGTTTCCATAGGACGTAGCACATTAATTCAGTCTTGCCCCATTTACGACCACAAGATAGAAATATGTCTTTTTTATCATGTAAATATAATTGTTTTAATTGCTCAATTTGATCGTCATGCAAACGGGAAGTGAGACCGACTTTGATCCCATCTCCCTGAGGCTTGTTTAAATCTTCTTTAATTTGCAGCCATAGCTGCTCGTTCCTATTTAGAACTACTTTTTGGTCGCTCATATATCTCTGTTGCAATTCCGTATTTAATCATTTCTTTTTCACTAAAGTCTTTATCTTTTCCTACTTTTCTCGTAATTCGGTACCATCTCTCTTCTTCAATGCCAAGGGCTTTTGCTTCTGCTCTAGACATTTTTCTAGAATCCAGTATTGCATCTGCTGTAGTCATATTATTTCCAATATGGGCTAGATGCTGACCTACTTTAGCTCCTCTTAAAACAATACGTTTACTACATTGAGTTACCAGTAGAAAAAATGCTGCAGAATAAGCATTAGTTACATAGCATGTATATTTAATTCCTAACATTCTGGTAAATTGCATTACTCTAGCTGTTTGTCCCATGAGACCTAAATAACCTCCATAAGAATCAATTAATAGAGGAATTTCTAGGTTTTGTGGACCTCTTTTAGAAAGCTTTCCCATGGCTATTGAAAATATAGATTTATTTAGATAGGCATTGGCACCAAAATTAGTAAAAGAGTGCATAGATATTGTTCCTACGATCTTTTTCTCTAAACTAATAACGTCCTGAGGGTTTACGTTTAAAAAAGGCTGAGAATCCTTAAAAAGTGGTTTAGAAAACGTAAATATGACAAGAGCACATGCTACTGCAATAATACATTTATTAATTTGATTCAGTGTCTTGTTCATTTGGAGCCTCCAATGCTTCTTTAGCATTATCTAATTGTTTATGGAAAGGGTCGGAGGCTACGATAGTATGGATTGTTTCTAATGCCATAGGCTTTTCAGCAACAATCTCTGTCGGTGCTCCATCATCTAGACGAGTAATACGATCTAGTGATTCTAATATTTGCATACAACGCTGTGCTTCTGTAGTTGTAGGAGGAGTTCCTCTAGTGGCAATGTCAGCTAGACATCGCTCTACTACAGAAATAGCATTTACAGTCATTTTGGCAAAAGAAGCTCTCTTAGAGTCAACTACCTTTTCCAATAAATCTGCTTTATAAAGCTCACGCTCAGTTCTCCATCCATTTTGTTTATTTACGTGGTAGGAGATTGTACTGTGTTTTAAGTTGGTAGCTTTACTAATAGTTGCAATAGACTCATATTCCATATAAAGCTTTTTAGCATCTTCTAATGTTTTAGGATCATGTCTAAACTGGTCAGTCATTCATCCTCCACAATAGATAAGTGTGAAGTTTTTTCTGGACTAGTTTCCATGTGACCTTCATAAGTTCCTTTTTCACCATTTGGCATACCGAATTGAATTCCAAAAGCATCTTCACCAAAGGTTTTGCTACAAATAATATAGACAGGCTCATCTGAAGCAATATAGTCTCCAATTTTGTTTAAAAGCCTATCTGTATGTTCTTTACATTCTTCTGCTTCTCTAGTGTCAAACCAATCATAGAGATCTTCATACAAGTATTTAATACATAAGTGAACTAAAAATGCTTTAATCTTTTGAATCATTCTTTTTCCTTACTATTTTCCAAAACATTATCCCCGGAAGATACAGTATTATTACTGCCAATATTCCCCCGATCATCGCTAATGACAAATCTTGAATAAACTGTACTACACATTTCCATAAACTCATGAGCCTCTCCAATAAGGTCTCCTCTAATTTCTGATCTTAATATTAAATCATGCCCTTTAATTGCTAGGGTTACTAAGTCTTTTGTCAATGTCTCTATTACTTGATTTTTATCTTCCACCTAGTCCTCTATAAATTTTATTTCTATTAATTACCATTTCGTCTAAATGGAACTCTATTATCTCGGCTCCAATTTCTTCCGTATCTTCACTGTCAATATTGTCTGTTGAAGAAGTACAGCAAGAGGCATGGTAAGCATGAAATAGTTCATGACCTACAAGTTTCTTAGTAAAATGTTTTTTATTTAGATGAACTTCTTGCTTATGTTTAAGAGTGACTCCTTGGGAATCAATCCCATGGGCTTTACGGTAATCCTCGTCACTCATGAGGATAAATAACCATTCAATAGATTTTATTTGTAGCTTATATGATTTCACTCTTCAGGTTCCCATTCATTTTCGCCTCTAAGATTACCATAACTGTCTACCCATGATCCACATTCTATACTTTCAGGAGGCAGCATTCCTGCTTGTTCAATAAGGTTAAGTAGTCCTTCAGCAAAATCTCCATCTTCTCCAGTATATTCGTAACTATATTTAGATATGGCTCTAACCATTTCAGATCTTTTCACAGCTTATCTACCTCTTTCCAGAACTTGTCAGCCTTAACATAATTATCCTCATCCATGTACTTAGTAAAGTGAATGAATTTCTGTCGCATGGCTTCCATGACATTGCTCTGTCTTAATTCACCTTGGATAAAGAAGTATTTGGCAATTTCAACCATGGACTTTCCGATTAACTCGGGATTAGCTTCAAAGACCTTCTGTACTTCAAGGTCGTATGTCCATTTCTCTTTCTTTGGCTTTAATTCTTCTGGTTTATTTAGCATTGTTCACTCCGTTCACAAAGTCTGCTAACGCAGCCTTAGATTAGATCTTAACCAGTAAGATAATTGATTATAAAAGCCCTGTCAAGTAATAAATTTATAACGAATACTATATGGTTAGAATTCCATTCCGAGGACTCCATTCCATTCTAACCTATTATTTTTAATTTTAAAGGGACTTAATTGTGGGGGGAATGTAACCTAAATACAGGTAATTACAGAATTAGGGGAGGGGTCTAGGGTATGTTTGTCTATATTATATATCTTTTCCCTAACATATCTTCCTAGGGGGGTCTATATCTTGTGGGGGGACTTTAATCCTTAGATA